TGTCCATCTTGACATAAGGTTAATATACATAAAGTTAAACTGTGAAGTTTTACCCATAGCTCCTTCTAGTTTGTTTACAAAACCAAACATATCTGAAGGCATATCTGCAAATAACATTGCTCTTTGGTTAGTAATTAAATCTACTGCTTCACCAAAAGATTGAGCTTCTTTTCTACCTAATTTATAAATAGCTCCACCACTAATAGAATTAGCTAACATTTCAAATTGTGTTTGGAATCCTCTTTTAATACCAGAGGTCATAACTATTCTTGCTGCGTCAGGAATTGCTGCTGCAAAACCAGTAAGCATAGTTAATGCATTGTAATGTTTCATTGTTCTCATTGCTACTGAAGTATAATGATGAGGATTAGAAGGTAAGCCATATGTACCTCTAAGTAATTCTACTGCTGCTTCTAAATCATTTAACACTTGGTTTTTTTCTTTAACAAGCTGTAATCTTTTAGCTTTGTTTTGTGTAAAACCAATCTTCATATTATATTCTGCTGCTACCTGTAATAGTCCAGGCTCTGTCATAGACTCAGCTTCTGATACATATTTACTACCCATACCTGCTGTATCACCATACTTTTTAGTTAACAAAATATCTGGAACTATCTGTCTGTAATATGCTTTTTGTAATGCAAAAATATCATTACCAATCATACCAGCATCTAGTAATTTTAATTGTGCTACATCATCTAAGTTTAAATTTCTAGCTCTACTAGCTCGAGCATATCTAGATCTACTAAATAAAAATCTTTCATTAGAAACAATTTCATTCAATTCTTTTATGCCACCATTTTTAACAGCATTTAATTTAACTAACATTTTATCCCAACTTCTTTTTTCAAATCTAGTAAAAGGAAAATGGCCAGATAAATCATCTACAAGTTTAGCTAGTTTAGCTTCATTCATAGTAATGCCTTTACGAACTAAAAAGTCTTTTATAATTTCTTTAAATACAGCAGGGTTATTATCAATAGCTGTTTTATTATAAATAATATTAATATAATTTTTAACACCATCTGGAGTGTTTTTAATATTTGATAATCTTTCAGTTAATTTTTTAATCTGTGCTTCAAGACCAGGAACTGTCCAAGTAGCAATTTTACCATCTACAGGAGATTTAAAATTTTTACTCATTTGTTTAGTTTCTTTCATCATTTTTAAAACACTTTCTAATGCTAACAATTCTTGTTCAACAGGAGCTTCTCTTAATTTGTATTCTTTAATTTGTTTCATTAAAGGCCCATACACTTTTTCTTGTGTAACTCTTGCTGCTTCTTCTACAAATTGATTAGGATGTTTACCTGTAATTCTAGCTCTAACAATTTCTTTAGAAAATTGTGACATTGAATAAGCTTCGGTATCTAATGTGTTTCTCCAATTAACACCTATTTCTGTTTTAGGTTTAGTTTGACCAATACTTTCTAAATATTTCATGTAAGCAGTTTTAATATCTTTCATGCTTTCTATTACTGCTACTTCTTCCATTCTTAACTGAACTTCTAAAGATGCTCCTGTAGATTGGAAACCCCAATCTTTTGTATTCTTTAATTTTAACAAAGGAGTATCTAAAATATCAGTCATCATCTTTCTGCCATTTAATGTTGCTGATTTCATTACTCTAAATACTGGAGTCCAAGGGCCATCTTCTCCAAATATTTTTAAATGTGATTTAACAAAGGCTTCTCCTTCTAATCTTTTACCTGCTGTAGATAAATTTTTAACATCTGTATTAACAGCTGCACCTACGCCACTTGGAGGAGTATCTAGTTTATTAGGATTAACTAATACACCATCTTCATATACTTTAACTGAACCATCCATATCTTGAACAATTTGTTTTTTAATACTTTTGTTAGTTACTGGAATCCAATCGTCAGCTAAACTAATAGCATCATCTACTATTTTGTTTGGTATAGGTGTTGTAAACTTATTAATAACTGCTGGTAAAACATAAGATGCTAATCCAACAATAGGTACATAACTATCATCTCTAGTAGGATCTAAGTTTTGTTTTATTAATTCTTCTGTTGTTGCTGCCGTACCAAATACTTTTGCACTACTACCTATTGCTCTACCAGTTTTAGTAAACATTAAATAAGACGAAGGATCTGCAACTGCTCCTAAAATTCTACCTAAAAAATAATAAGGAGATTCTTTTTCAACAGACGCATTATGTTTTATTTTAGCTAAATGGTCAGTTGTTTCTTGAGCATTTCTGCTAAACATAAACTGATCTTTAATAGGTTCAAACTCAGCTAATTGAGCATCTTTTTGATAATCATATGTACTGTCCCCTACATATTTTTGACCATTTTTAATTTCATCATAAGCCATGAAAAGTAAATTTTCTTCTTTAAAACCATCCCAAAGATCTCCAACAGCTTCTAACGGACTACGAGTTAAAACCTTTTGTTGCTCTAATGATCTTTTTTGACCGTCAGCATAATTGTAAGGTTTAGCATTAGAATAAGTAACACCCATCTATCTGTAAATAATTCCAGCATAAGTGTTGAATGCTTCTGTTACACCTTCATTAATATATATATCAATCATAAGATTATTTTTAGGATAGTATGTATTAAATGTACTTTCCTGACCTGGTTGAGTTGTGTTTCCCATTTTAGCCTTAATCATAAATTTAATGATAGATGCTAATTGATTTTTATCTTGGAAGTTAACCATATCTTCAGCATATAAATTGCTTTGTTTTAAAGCACTTAAATATAAATTTTTATCTGCAGGATTAAATTTTGTTAACAATTCTTCTACACTAGGAGTATCACTAAATGTTTTATTATCTCCTTTAACAATAGTTGACATATTAACCATTTTTATTATGGATGCTTTAATACTATCTTTAGGATGAGCAAATACAGCAATGTTATTTTCAGCTTTTAAATCTAATGAATTATCGTTTGTAGTTTTTTCTATGCCCATATAATTATTAGTTCTATGAGTTAAAGCTAAAGTAGGATTATTATAATTAGTTGTAGCGTAATGTTGAAATGACATACCAGCTCTATAACTTCCATGTACTTGTTTGTGTGGTGGATATAATGATTCTAAATGTTTTGCTTTATTGTCTAATACTTTACTACTATTAATTTCTTCAGCATAAGTTCTAAGGTCTGCTTGTTGTTTATTATGAATAGCAATCTCACTCATTTTGTCATCTAAATCTTCAACATTTACATTTAGTAAATTAAATAACATTTTAAATGGTTTTATTTCATTAGGTACATCATCAAGTATTGGTACATCTACCATCCATGACCAATTAGCTAAATTAACTATTCCTTCTTTACTTGCTTTAGCAAACTGACGCATTAATAATTTTGTTTGACCTTCAGTAGTATCAAAATCTCCTAGTAACTTTTCAAACATAGTATAATTATTATCAGCTAATAATTTAACTAATTCATTTTTATTAGAAGGAGCATCTCCCCATTTTGGGTTAATATTTTCCCAATCACCAGGTTGGAAATTTTCTCCTGGCTGTGTAATTCTTGTTAATCTTCCATTACTATTTTTAATAGAAACATTGTAAGTCATTTTACCATTTCTCATTATACCAGTTGGTTCAAAAACAGGTTTAAATCTATCGTCACCATCTTTCATAAAAGCTTGAACATCTTCAAAGCTAACTTTTTTACCAGCCTCATCTACACCAAAAGCTCCAGCATTTTTTTCAGATTCACTTAGTGTTTCATACCAAGCATCCATTGTAGGTAATACCGAATAAACTATACCTGCATCATTTAATTGAAATTCGTTTTCAATTCCATGTTTAGTTAACTGATAACCATTGTCTTTAGTAAATTTACTAGGAGTAAAATTTTGTTTAAGCATTTTGTTTAATGCAGAATATGTAGCTAATCGTATTGTTTTTGGATCATTAATATTTACAGATGCACCACTTGCCATAAATTTTAATTCTTCTGCTACTTTAACTTTAAAATCAGCTAAAACTCCATCTGACATTAAATCTGTTGGGCCATCTGCAAACAAAGTCCAACTGTCTGGATATAAGACTTTAGAAAATTTGTTACCATCTCCAAATATAGTAGATAAAGATAAATCTCTTGAAACACTTGGTCTAAAAGGATTCCAAGTAGAAAACATACCTGTTTTATTATCTAAAGCATTATTAATAGATTCTTCAAATGCTTTAGCATCATTGTTAATTTGAGTATCTACACTTATGCTAATTTCTTTATTATCTTTTCTATTAAATTTAAGAGCAGCTTCTGCTATTTCTCCATCACTTAATTCTAATAAATTATTAGTAGAAGCATAATACATAAAACTATTTGTATCTAAGTCAGTATGAAATCCACCAAACTCACCACTAATTTGATTATAAAATTCTGCTTGTTTTTTAAAACCTTCCATTACTTCTGGTCTGTTTAGATCTCCTGTAGGTTGGTTTATGTATTCTTTAAATTTTACAGGAATAGAACCATTTTTTTCAAATATTGTTTTTACAATTTGAAAATTAGGATCATCAACATTTAATATTTTAGAAGGATCTTCATTTATACCAAACTCAGAAAGTAATTGAGTAAATGTATCTTGTGTTTCTTGTGGACTTAATCCTTTTAATATTTCACCGTTTTTAAGTTTAACAACATTATCTTGTGTAACATAAACTGCTTTAATGTGTCTTTGAATAGCTATTGAATCTGCTGCACTAACTCCAGAATAGTTTTCTACTATGTATTTTTCTGAATTGCTATTTTGACCATTAGAAAAATTACTATAATGTAAAGGCATTCCTAATTCTGTTTGTTCACTAATAGAAAATTTATCATGTTTAGCTAACGAATTAAGTTTTAAGTTTTTAAATATTTTGTATCTAGCAGCAATAGCTTGAACAATTTCTGTTCTAGTATCATCATCTTTCATTTGATCGTTAAAGATTTTAAATACTGGATTATTTTGTATTTCTTTATTTGTAATTGGTGTTGGGTTTTTACCATCGTTTAATAAACTCAACCATTCGTAAGCTTGTAACTCATTATCTAGTGCTTTCATCATGTGAAAACCATTAGAAATATGTAATGCTTTAGTTCCATCTGTTATATTTTTTGTATGAAGTTTTTGAGATCTTGTTTCTTTAGATCCTACTTCTACTAAAGTTTTAAAATCTGTATTTGCTTGATTATTAATATACAGCATTGACTCAGCAGTTTTGTCGTTAATAGCTGATTTAGCCATATTTATATCTGGAATTTCACTTGCTGTTTTAATTGCAAATTCTGCATTAGTGTTTGTCATTTTCCAAATTTCTGTATTCTCAAATTCAGCTTTTTGATTATCTAATAAAGTTCTATTGTTACCAGCCATAGTAACTAAATTATTTGTAGCACTACTTAACATTGCTCCAGCTTGTAATTTATAATTTGCTGGTACTTTGTTTAATAAATTTTCAGCATAAACATCAACTACACCTTTCATGCCATTAGGATCATTTTCAAATTCTTTTTTGTATAATGCTAATTGATCTCTAGTTTGTATTTGGAATTTTTGAAAATAGTTAGCTTGTGCTGTCATAGCAGCTTCTTTATCTAGTCTTTCAATAGTGGGTTTAAAAGCATCAAAGGCAATACCTAATTTACTTTGTGTTCGTATGTAAGGTATTTGCGTTGTGTCTTTAGCTATCTCAACTTGTTTTTTACCTGTGATTAATGGCATTATATTATTTCAATCTCCCTACACTCTATTTTTACAGCAAGTTTACTGTTGTTAATTTCTTCTTTTGTTAATGCATCTAGACTTTTGTGAGCTGATATATAACCTTGTTTTACACAAGAATAATGATCGTTAAATTCAAGTCCTATTATATTTTCTTGAAAACAATGTGGCTCTCCTTCAAACATACAAAGATGAAGAACTAAAATAAATTTATGCATCATATAAATCCTTTTTAGCTTTAGTTTCTATTGCTGAAACACCTATAGATAACCAGCTACCAAACTGATCGTTCTTTCTTTGGTTAGATGCCATGTCTGCACTTAAAGCATATTGATTTATTTCACTTGTTACATTCAATCTTATTCTAGCTATATCTTTTGCAGCAAAACTATCTTGTTGATCTTGAATGTTTAAAAATGATCTACTCTGATCGCTATACCCTGCTCCTGCACCTATAGCTAAGTTATGAGCTTTAGCCATTCTAAGATCATTAATTCTATCTGACTCTTGTTCATCAGCTATACGTTGAGCATTTTGTTTTTTTTCTGCGTATTGAGTTGCTTCAATTTTTGCACTTTTTTTTGAAGCTTTAATATCCATAACAGTTTTAGCTGCTTGGAGAACAAACATAGTTACTGGATCTGCACTCATGCGAAAACGACCTCCACACTCATTCCTAATATCTTCATAGGTAATGGATCATCTTGAGAAATTGTTATTGTTGGGCTTTTACTATAACCTAAAAAGAAAAATTCTTTTTTAGAAGTTACAGGAACTAAATCAGAACCAATTGCATCTGATACTTGTTGAACTATTAAAGATTTAGCATTTTTATCTGCAGCTTTAATTGTCATATCTAATGTACTATTCATATCAATAATGGCTCTTGATATTCTTCTAGGTGATCCAGTTAAAGGGCCTTCTGGTAATTCTTTATCAATAGGCATAGTTTCTAATTTAGGAATATAATTAAATCCTACTTTCAATGCAGTTGCTCTTGGTACTCCAGTAAGAGTAATTGTGTCTGCTGACGAAACTGTAAATGTTCCTAAAGAACTATTACCCTGTATAACATTAACAGATTCATTTGTGTAAATTGCATTAACTGAATGTAGATGACCTTTAGTAAAAGTTATTACAGCATCGTTTGCAGGAACTGCTGCTAAATTTTTATCTAAGTTTAATGTAAAAGTATTACTACCATTATTAGTAACAGCTTGAATAGTGTACTCAGTTGAGTTACCTGCAATTGTAAATGTTTCACTAATAACAGGTGCAGAAGTTAAACCATCTGTAATTAATACAGCTCCAGATGTTGATTGTGATGCCCCTTTTACTTTTGGTGATCCACGTTGACTTAATGTTGAAGTTGATTGGCAATCAAGAGTAATACTATCATCATCACCAAATTTTTCTAATGTATAAACAGTAGATCCATTTAAAGATCGTTTACCAATGCAAATTAAATTTTCGTTAAGAGCAGAAATAGATTGAAACGTATCTCCAGAACGAGTTGACCATTGTACCCACCCAGCTATTTTTTCATCTCTAACTGAATGAAATACAGATAATTTACCTGAATGCGTTGATCCATTATTTAAAAAAAAAGCATATTGTTCTGGTCTTGTAAAGTTACCTCTCATAATTGCTATTTCTTTTGGACTATCTATTAAGTGTTGTGCAAGAATAGAAACAGCAGTTGATTTATATCCATCTTCTAAATCTGAATAAATAAATTCTCTAATTGCTTTACCAGTTTTTTGAACAAAACCTGTAGCTTGGTCAAACATCTTAGGAGCAGTTCTTGAAATGCCATATGGTGATTGTCTTTTAATACTAATGTTAGCAGCAGTAATAGTATTATCAGAAGCTGGTGGTATATAGTATTCTCCACCATCAGTAAAAACTTGTAAATCTTTTCCAGAAATTAAATGTCTTATTTCATTAACTTGATCTCCAGAAATATCTATATCAATAGCATCTGCAGAGTCTGCATCATCTACATCAAAGTTTGTATATTCAGAAATCTTAGAAGCTATAATATTAGCAGGTTTAGAATAAAGACCACCAAACCATAATCTATTAGCATGAAATGTTACAGCTTGAGGATAACCTCTATGGTCTGACATAGCAGATTCATCCCAATCAGCAGTAGCATTTGTATTAGCTAATGTTTCTCTAATATTACCTACAACAACTGTAGTGTTTGTTCTTGCTGTAATGTCTATTTCTTTTTTACCTATACGAATTGTTTTACCTACCCAATTATCATTCGTATCAAAAATACCTGCTGATGCAGTTATGTTAACTGATGTTCCAGTTGTTGATGCTGCTGTTAATGTTACAGCAGAAGCTGCATATTTAAAATACGGTTGAAATCTAGGATAACCAGTTGAGTGAGTTGCAAATTCAAATCCACTAACTGTAAAAGATGTAGCAGTAGCTCTAAAGATTTTTCTAATAGCATTATTTCTATGCGTTAAAAAAATTGTATCTCCAAATTGTGCAAAATTTAATTCAAACAATTGTGTAGTAGTCCAATTACAATTACTTGTAAGATTAGAAGTTAAAGCTGTACCAGATGTATTATAAACATCCATTCGGTTGTTGGATAAAACAATAATAGCTACTTCATCATCAGAAAATATAAATGGAATTATTCTGCTTTCTGCTGGAAGTGATGCTAGGAAATTAGTACCAGGTCTTCTCATTACACCTCCTTCTGCAAGTAATGCAAAATTTCTACATTCTTTAGCACCTTGATAATAAGAAGGTACATCTGTTCTAGTTGCTAATAATGGGTTTAGCTCTCCAGATGAAAAATTGGTTATAACTGTTTTTAAAGTTCTTCCCATTAATCATTTCTTGTTGATGTTCTTAAACTTGTAAATCTATTTAAGTTTAAAACTTTTGATGTTGTTTCAGTTGAATCAATATGTTTAGCAACAAGTAATTGTCTTTCAGCTAATTCTTTAAATTGTTTAATCATTGCAGAATCTCTAGCAACTGAACCTGCAAATACTGAAGCTAATTCATATTCTAAAGCTAATCTAAAATGAGGTGGAAAATATTGTTCTTCTACTTTGTAAATGTAATCCATTACTAATTCGCTATTTGCTCCATAGCTATCTACATAAATATAATTTTTATATCTTGCGTAAGGAATAACACTATCGTTTACTGTAATTGAAATTATTTGTAATGCAGCAGGATCAGTTGGTATTTGATATGCGTATGTATATCTACCTGCTGGTGTATCTGTTAATAATGATAAAGCTTGTTGAGTAGTAGCAAATCTCCATCTATGTCTTGTAAGAAATGCTTCTGTAATATCTGTGTAAATATTTGATGCAACTAAAGCTTCTGTACTACCATCGTCAAAAGATGAAATAGGACTTGCTCCTATCATTACTAATGCTCTTGCACAGATGTCTATACTTGTTGTTGCCATAGTTTGTAAAAAAAAGACTAAGGGGGAAATACCTCTCGGCAAGATCCCCCAAAGTTATATTGTATTAAGCTAGAATAACTGTATCAAGGTTAGTTCCACCATCGTTGACAGATACTATTAAAATATCTACCACAGCGTTTGAACCACCACTATTACAAATTATTAAATCTCCTGCTTTCAATTCAGCATGTGATAAGAGAAAATAATTATCATTATCCATTGCTGTAATTGCGTCACCATCAGTATAATACCACATTGAGTTTTTATCACCCATTTGAGATATTTTTTTGACAGGATTGTCTATTGCATAAGCCATAATCTATATCCTATTATTATTCGGCACACAGCTGAACTCTTGCTGCATCACCATCAATTGTTTTACATCCCAACGAAATCATTGAAGTGATTAAGTGTGAAACTTTTTCAGGAACATAGTTGACTTCAGTTTTAACATCAGTACCAACACCTAAACCTAAAGCACTTTTGTGGAATGCTAAAGTTTGTCTGTCA